GCTTTGAATTAGTTGATTAAGCTACGAATATATTGTTACATAAATTGTTCTGACGCACAGCTTGATATGTTTGAACCAGAAGGAGGATATAGTTGTATGAGTTTATATCATGGATTATGTGAATGAAGTAAAAACTAAGTAATGAGAAGTGGCTTTAAGAAACTTCCTTTACCAATCAAAGAATAGATAACTTAGTATGAATAACATATATGAATAGAAAAGAAACAGAGGCATTGCTTGCCGAGAAGAGAAAACAAATTTTAGCGTTACAGCAAGAGATGGGACGTATCGGAGAGACATTTCTTGCTGAGAATAAGCCTTTTGAAGTGGGCACTCTTTGCGAGTATAATGGTCGTCAGTTCCGTATTGCTGGCTATAATTACTACTTTGAGCCTAATGTTCTTATTAACCCGATGAAGCAGAATGGGAAACCTTCCCGTCTTGTGCGTTACCTCAGAGGTGTTGATTGGGACGACTTGAAGGATAAATTGACTGTGGTAGGCTTTGCGGAGGATTAAAGAGATGTTGTTACGTAATAATAAACGAATATGAATAATAAGATTACACCTGTCTGTATGGCAGAAGAGTATTGGGCAAATAGTCAGTTGTCTGTTGTAAGACATTTTGGTGAGATAAAATTCAATGGACATCATTATATCATCGTAAACAAAGAGGGTATCAGTGTCCTTGAATTGTCCGACCCAAAGAGTAAGCATTACGCAAAGGATGGTATGGCTATCCCAGCAGGTGAGCCGTGCGACTTGATTCTTGCCGACTTTCAACCCTATTACCGTTCCTTAGGTCGTGATGCCTTCCTTGAGGTCTTGAAAGAGAAGCCTTCTATGGACCTAAAGGTCTTAAAGCGTATCTATAAAGAAAAGATTCGTAAATAAACTATGCGAGCAACAGAACGAAACTATAAGCAAGCTGCCCTTGCTGTCTTACTAACCTTAAAGAGGGAGTATGACGCTTGTGCTACGCTTGAGGATGTGATAAATGAAATTGAAACAGAACTATTAGGTTAGGAAGGTTGGTTTGTATTATAAGAATAGGCAAAAGAATAAGTTGAACATTTAAACAATAGATTTTATATGAAAGAAAAATGGATTGAAACCTCCGTAAAGTATGATAAGACTATGGAGGATGGCTCTATGAAGAGCGTTACAGAGAAGTATTTAGTATCAGCCTTATCGTTTACTGAGGCTGAGACGAATATCACTGAAGAGATGAAGCATTATATTTCTGGTGATTTCTTGGTGGACGCCGTACGCACGGCACGTTATGCAGAAGTCTTTGCCTCTAAGGATTCTGAGGCAGATTATTGGTACAAAGTGCAGGTGGCTGTCATTGTTCTTGATTAAAAAACTGGCAAAGAAAAGCGTCATTCGCTAAAGTTCCTTGTTCAGGCTAAGACTGTTCGTGGTGCGCTTCAGTTGGTTGAGGAAGAATTTGGTAAGACGCTTATGGAGTATGAGGTGGAAGCCGTGGCTCTAACTAAAATCTTTGATGTCTTTGGATTGAAAGAAAAGGAAGGGGGAGAATAGTTTTCATAGCAGACTTTTATAGTCAACTTGTGTTGTTTATTATTCTTATTTGATATTTGTTTCTTATGGATAAAGAAGAACTTATGAAACTGAACGAGGAGTATGTTGAGCATCTAAATGCTATGGATGCCTTATGTGAGCGTATGGGAAGAAATTTTCTTTATATGGATAGCTTCGCAATACTTCGCATGGCAAAAACAGATATGACAGAAATATCTGAAATACTCTTGTTTAATATGTTACGACAAGAAAGTGTGTTTGAGTTGTTTCGCAAATGTGTTGAGTCTGCTACAAAGGTAAGGAAAGAGACCCCTGCTTGGCTCCAGGAACTGATAGAGAAGGACAATGAAGTTCAGACACAATATGTTGTAGATAGTTTGTTGAAATCTAACTGGATGAAACGAGAAGGGCAGTAAGTCGGCACAGATTGCTATGATAACTCATAAAAGGGTGATATAGCAAGGCTAAGCGGGTTACTATAGTAACTCTAAACGTCTTGCTATACTAACCCGAAGTGACTTGCTATAGCAACTGAAAACGCTAAAAACTTTGTCCCTACGTATGTTTATAAATGAACTATCTTTGTGATGATAATTCTAATGTTCAACCTTAAAAACAATGTATATTATGGCAAGAGTCAAATATACCGTAAGGGAAAACAAAAAGTTAGGTAAGCATAGTTTCTATGCTGTTCCTATTCCTAACGACACTCTGACCTTTGCAGAGCTTTGTCGTGAGGCGTGTGATAACACCTCTATTGAGCCTTCTATTATGCAGGCGGCAGTGACTGACTTTATGAAAGTCGTTCAGCGCAATGTGCTGAAAGGTTTCCGTTGCAATTTAGGAGACAAGTTCTTAACAGTCTATCCTAACCTTCAGTGTTCGGTAAAAGATACCGACAAGGTTACGGCTACGGCTAAGATGGTCAATGCAGCCAATGGCAGAAGCCGTTTAGGTTGCACGGTGAGCATCAAGTTCAGTCAGCAGTTTGCCGCAGAGGTTAGCTGGCAGAAGGTGGACGACCGTGGCGTTGCTATCGAGGAAGACAACATTGTCGAGGAGGGTAAGGAACATCAGCCGGGCGGTAAGCCTGGTGGCGGTGGTGCTGAAGCCAATCCGCCTTTGCCTGGAGGAACGGTAGAGGGATAATAGCTGGCATTTTTTTTATAGTTTTATAGTTATTATAATCTTCGTTAAGGTCGGTCTGCGTAAGAGTCTTTATCTTGCATACTGAAACTTGCCTAAGCGGACTGACCTTTTTCTTTTTCGCCCGTGCGACTGCCACACGGATAGGCAGAGGAAATAAGGCTATATTAGCCGAAAGCTGAGGACAAAGTGCGGTTCGACTCCGCACACGGGCACAAGTAGTAATTGAGAAAGTAAAGGAAAGTATGAGTAAAGTCGTGAGAATAATCGGACGTGGATTTATGATGTCATTCGTAACTATCTATATCGTGGTTGCTTATGTTCTGTATGTGCCATACGCTTTTTTCCGTGCACTGGCAGATTTAGAAGAGTTCGGTGATTTCGTGAAATATACGACCACTTTACTTTTAACACCATTGAAGGTATTCTTTAAGATGCGTTCAAAATCACGAGAAGAAAAGCTATGAGCAAGGCAAATACTTACATACAACGTGCGGCAGATTTCCTGCGTACTATAGACAACGATAGCGATACACAGGCTGACCTGCGTAAGAAACAAGAACTTCGTTGGCACGACCTTCAGGTGCTTCGTAGATATGAAGCCTATCGACGTGGATCTGGTTCAATTGAAGATTGTCCGCCTTCTAAGGTTGTTACCGCCTCACTTGAAAGGGCTATCAGAGAATTGAAAAGTCATTTTTAAGAGTAGTTGCCCTATCGTTCTATAAGCAATCTTATGATAAATAAACCCTAAACCATATATAAACAAATGAGTAAAAAAAACAAAGCAAAAAAGACTTCTCCCGCTTCTGCCCCACAGAAGAAGGTAGACAGCAGAGTAGAACACCCAAGTTACTATAACGCTCACCCATCAGGTGTAGAGTGCATTGACATTGTTCGACATTATAACTTCAATGTTGGCAACGTGATTAAGTACCTTTGGCGACATGGCTTAAAGCGTGAAGAAGGTATGAACAATAAGGCAAAAGCACTGGAGGATTTGCGTAAGGCACGTTTTTATCTTGATGATGAGATTAAGAGATTAGAGCATGAAGCCGTTAAGGAAGACAGAGAACTCTGTCGTAAACATATTCAAAGTTTTGTCATCCCGTTCAGTGACATTGTTGCTGGTTCTCGTCTCCTTCGTGAACTTCTCAATACTGAGGGCAAGGCTGAAAGCAAGAAAGGAGGCCGCTAATGTCAGCACAGAAGAAGAAAGTTAACTCTCGTGAGATAGCTAAGACCTTTATGAGTCCGACTGTTCACGCTTTTACGCTTGATAATCTTAAAGGTGAAGAGTATGGGGATGTGCTTGATATGCTCTTCCATGAGAAGGAATGGACGGAACGTATCGAAAAGCGAAACCGCCTCTATCATGGTATAGATCGTATGCCAGAGCAGAACCGCCCAGCTGCTATTCGTGCCTTGAAAGAGGCTGATACTTGGTTGGGTAATCGTCTGTTACAGACGTTGGTAATGAAGTCGGTTCATGTAGGGACGATAGAACACAAACCATTGAAGGAGTATTATGCTGAACTGCCTAAGGACAAGGAATCTTTGGCAAAACAAGATAAAATCTCTTTCCTCTTGAATGCAACTGTCTTTCTTTGTGATATTATCGAAAGTAAGATTAAGGACGTAAACACTTTACTCCGTGAGTTGTTCAACGATGATTCTATGGGTTTTGAACAGATGGACGGTGTGCTGATAGCCCTTCGGCAGATGAATGATTTCTTTGAAGCTACGCGTGATAAGGGGTCAACAGCAGAGAAGGAAATCTTTGCTGACTATGCCGAAAGCATAGAGAAATATATGGACGGCCGTATGAAGACTTATCTCGAACGTATAAAGAAGATACGCTTGGAGAATAGTAAGAAGTAAGGACTATGGCGAATATCTATCTACAAGTGCAGTCTTACGTAGCGGCTTATTACCGCAATCGTGATGATAATAACGTTTTAGGAGTGAACGACCCTGTTAAGTTCTGCTCTTTTTCACAAGAGCAATTCGTTCTGCAATCATCCTTGGTACCGCTCAGCGCACAGTTGCAAGCGCACTCGAGATGCTATTCAGCAAGCGTGTGGAACACAATGCTTACAGGCAAGTCGCCTATTACGGGCAACTTACTTGTTAAGCGTGACCGCCACGATTGGCTTACCTATAGCGAGGTTTGTACTATGATGAGTACACGCTACTTACCGCAGAAGGATAATTGTGATTACCTTTGTATTGCTATTCCTGACACGGTAATGATAGGCAACACACAGCACAGGACGACCGCACTCTTTGCGCTTGATCATACGGCTTCCTTCCAGTTGAAACGTCTACTTCATGATGAGTTCGTACGTGCTTTGCTTACTTGGTATCAGTCGGATTTAGAGTTTTGTGCTGAGAAAGGTATATCACGTTCACGCATTGAGATGCTTGAACGCTTCATGCTTCACTATGACATCCCTGTCGGACCGTCTAAGATAGAGCGTGATAGTTTACGTAGATTGCTGAACCGTTGGTTATCCCAGTCACTGTCGCCTTCCTTTGCTCGTGTATCTGTAAACAATACGGATATAACCCGACTTAATGGGAAAGAGGAACTAACTTAACATCTTTCTTATATCGTTTCCTTATGTTAAATATCTTCTAAATGAATGTTAAATAATTTAATCAAATAAGCTATCTTTTTAACGCTGGTTTGTTTTCGTGTTTTTTTGATAGTATTTTGACTTATAATTTCTTAAAATATGGATAGTAGTTTGTCTTGTAAGGAGTTGTTCCTTGATGATATAGTTAAGTTGGAAATCTATCCCGCTGATCAGTGTCGCTTTCCTTTGCCAGCTAATCTTGCTTTGTCGGAGATGTCAGGTGCGGTCTTTAGTGAACATTGTCTGACGATTGACTTAACGGGTGAAACTGATGTACAGGCGGCAGATGTTCCTACATTGAAGATTAGCACTGCGCGTTCTATGGCAGGACTGACTTATACACACGATTTGCAGGTATCGGTTCAGTTTGGTGCACCTCTTGTTTCAGCGGCTATCGTGTATCTGAAAAACGCTGATTTCCACGTAGTTTACACGAAAGCCGACGGTACTCGGTGGTTGTCTTATTCGTTGTGGAATACGTCTTTGATTGACTTTGACGATACCCACGCTACGGCTCGTGCTTGTCAGTTGAAAGTGAAATTGTCATCTATGAGTGACTTGATACAGTTGAAATAAGTTCGTTCTATATAATATAAGGTATAGTTTGTATTTTTGCAGGCCATAAAACATTTTGGCGTGTTTTGACAAGGTAGATAGATTTGTTCATGGATAACTTTCTTTTTGTCTTGAATGACAGAAGAAAACCTTGTTCGTTTGCCTTGGAGCTCGTGAGAGTTCCAAGGCTTTTTTATTCGTAAATGTTGCCCAAAAATGTCAAATACGCTTATAAATAAGTCCTTACTTCGTTTTTCCGCCTTCATATATTTGCACTGTACAATTTTATTAACCAAACTGTATGAACGGATTACTTGAAATATTAACGACACGCAAATGGATGATCTCACCAGAGTTTGTTCATTCTATTCGTGAAGTTGTTGAGCGTAATATGAATGGACATGCTTCCCTTGGCTTAGGTGTTAAGTCTATGGGATATATCGCTGCTGTTGGTAGTAATGGTATTGTTGAGTATGCAACTGATGAAGAAGGTGTTAATGCTTGGGACCCTAAGAATATGACTAAGCCCTTCTTTAACGTCCTTTCCGTTGACGGTCCTATTACACGTAATGGCGGTGCTTGTAGCTATGGCTCTATTGAATTTCGTGATATGGTCTTCGACGCTGCTAACAATCCCTTGTGTCTCGGTCATCTCTTTGTTATCAATACGCCTGGCGGTTCAGCTTGGGCAAAGAACGACTTTCAGCAGGCTATTGACTATGCACATGACAGGAATCAGCCTGTATTGGCTTTTGTAGATGGAATGTGTTGCTCGGCTGGTATGTATCTCGCTGCTTTGTGTGACGAACGCTATTACATGCACCCAAAGGATGAAATTGGTTGTATTGGTGTTATGGCTGCTTTCTACACACAGAAAGACGGTAGCAAGAACGAATATACAAACGAGACCTACCACGAACTCTATGACCCAGAGTCTTTTGAAAAGAATAAGTGGGTTCGTGATGTCGCTAATGATGATAAGACAGACTTGCTTGTCGCTGACCTTGCTGCCTTAGGTGTTGAGTTCCGTGCAGACGTAAAGGCTAACTGTCCTAATGCGACTGACGAGCATTTACACGGTAAAATCTTTGCCGCTGAAGACGTTAAGGGCATCCTTATGGATGGTCAGAGTACAGTGCTTGGCTGTTTCCAAAGAATTAAGTTGTTGGCTAAGCAACGTGGAAATAAAGCCTCTGAATCTTTGAGTGAACAATCAAAATCAAAATTGAATATGGATAAGAAGTATCAGAACATCGCTACTGCGTGTGGCGTGAACGAGTTGGTTATGACAGAGGAGGGTACACATCTCGACCTCTCTTTGTGCGACAAGCTCGCTGAGACGCTTGGTCAGGCTGAGGAAACAAAGACCGCTCTTGACAAGGCGAACGAGACTATTAAGGGTTTGGAACAGCAGTTAGAGGAAACGAAAGCGGCATCCGAACAGGAGAGAAACAACGACTTTGAAGGTCTGAAGAAAGAGCAGGAGGCTGCTATTGCGGCTCTTACTGAGGCTAACGAGAAGGCTATGGCAGAGGCAAAGGCTGACGCTGACAAGGCTATCGAGGCTTTGAAGGCTGAACTTGATGCTGCTAAGACTACTCTGAAAGAGGCTGAGCAGAAGATTGCTGACCGTGACGAGCAGATTCAGACTTTGACAGCAGCCCCTGCTGAGACTGAGGACGAGGAAAGTCCTGCTTCTAATGGTACTGGTGCTGAGCAGTCACACTTGGTAACTGGAGTTCCTCAGTATGACCCTACAAAGTCGCCTTCAGAGAACAGACGTGCAATGGAAGAGTACGATCGTAAGTTGCAGGCAACTATTGGCTCTAAAACCTCAATCTAAGGCATTCTTCCTATAAATAGTATTTATTCAATAAACTTATAAAGATATGGCAAAAGCAGAATTTATTGGTCTTCACGCACTGACTCACATTGCTGATCAGTTCACACCACAGATTATCATGGGTGCAAGCTACTTCCGTCCTGAAGAGATGGACCGCCTGCACATTAAGGTGATTTCTGGTATTCAGTTCCGCAACACCGCAACGGTGATGGCTCGCAAGGGCGGTACCACTCGACGCAAAGTTGTTGGCAGAAAGGTTGACAATCCTATTGGCTTCTTGAAGGAGCGTGTTCTTACAGCTAAGCAGACTATGAACCGCTTCAGCGACAATCAGGATAACTATGTTGAGACACCTTACCAAGTGGAAGGTAGTTCAGACTACAGCTATCCTATGTCAGAAGCAGCATTCAAGGCTATCACCGCTACCTATGGTGAGGACTTGTTTGCCAACCTCTTCCATGGCGACCTTGCCAATGATGAGAACGGAGCGAAGGGTGCTCTTTCTTTGTTCGACGGTTTCCTGACTTGCATTAAGCATGATGTAGAGGATGGTCTTATCAGTGAAACAATGGGTAACCTTGTTAACTGTGATGCTATTACTGCTCCTACTTCATCTACTGACACCGCAGCTTGGGACGCTTTTTGTGCATGGCAACAGAAGTGGAATGGCTCATTGAAGAACCAGCTCAAGGTCATTGTTTACTGCTCTACTAAGACAGGAACGGCTTTAGCGAGAGCATACGCTAACGTTTGGCACGGCAATCAAGGTGTAAGATACCTTCAGGTGAACGGTATCGAGACTTACAACTTTACCGTACCAGAGTACCCTAACATTGAGTTTGCTCCATCGGATATTTATGGTGAAGGTGACAAGTTGATTGCTACCATCCCAGAGAACTTCCATTATGGTGTAAACAGCGAAGACAGTCGAAGCAAAATCTCTGTCAAGTTGGGTAGCGATACTGATAACCTCGATATTACCTTCCAGGTAGAGAGTATTCAGGGTGCTCGTCTCCTTAATCCGTTTGCTTCTGCGTTCTGTATGAGTAACGGTACTCTTGTTGAGAAGGTTGTTCTTGGTGACTTCACTCGTGCTATTTTCGCTGTTTCAGCGAATGACGATGCACTTGGTACTGTAACAGTCAACAGTGCTGCTCCAGACCCTAAGAAGGATTACGCTGCTAACGAAACACTTACTTTGAAGGCAACTCCAAAGGGAAGCAATAAGTTCGTTAAATGGAGCAACGGTAAGACTACTCCAGAAATCACCGTTGTAACAACTGGTTATCCAGACGCTATTGTTGCGCTTTTCTCTAAGTAATAATTATTAAGTTTATCGGCAGAGGACTTTCTCTGCCGAAGACTTTTAGTAATAAAGAAATAAAAGATTATATATATGGCAGTAACAGTTCAGTGCCCAACTATGGGTGATATTCTCGCCGGCAATCAGTGCTTGGAGAATTTTGCTGGTCTTGGTTCTACGGTTTATGTTGGTCTGAAAGAAGACTTGCTTGAACCTATGAAACTGACCGACGGTGTTTACACAACCCCTAAGTTTAAGAGCGGTAAGGGTCTTTATCGTTTCGACTGTAAAGATGATGCTCAGCAGATTCAGGGCTCTTCTTTGAAGAATAACAAGGGTTTTGAGTTGACTGGTCATTTTGTTATCGACGCAGTTAGTAAGCTCACGGCTAAGTATTCACGTTCAGTGAATAACCTCAAGTTGTTCTTCATCTTCCTTGATGGTGAGGAAGATGCACAGATTTTGTACGACCCAACTCGCAACGTTCGTTTCGATGATGGTGGTATCAAGTCTGATACTGGTAAGGAGGCTAAGGATGAACGTACAACGACTTTCGAGTGCAAGCTCGGTCCTGTTCGCTATGATCATCTCTACGTTACCCCACCAACTACAGGTGGCTGGGACTCTCTCCTTGCTAACAAGGCTACTGTAATGCCTGGTGGATAAGTTGATATTTTTTCCAGCCTAATAAATGGACTGATAGGTTTTTTATGTTTAGGGTTGCCCCTCACGTTTGGAAGTGTCCGTTCGTGAGGGGCTTTTTCGTGTCCTTTACTTTTGGATAAGTTTTTGGTCTAAAAAGGTTCTGTTGTTACGTCTTTTGCTTTATGTCGTCTCCCCTTTTTGTCCTATGTAGGGGAAGTTATCTTATTACCTTTGTATAGAACAAAAGCAAATCAGAGAATGCTTTTCATTAAGTTTCATAGACTTTTAGCGAATGGATAAACTCTTTTCTACATTAAGTGCAGAAGAACGACAGGCGTGGATAGCTGATTTTCAAACGTGGGTAGCCTCTAAGTTTCCTGCGTTGGAAGATGCGTCGTGTGCTTGGTCATCTGAAGATAGAGAGCAAATGGCACATGGGTTAAACTTGATTAATGCCTTTCCTTTCTGTCGTTCTTTTGTCGCTGATTCCTTGATGTTCCAAGACTATAATAGGCGTGTGACAGCGATGCGCCGTTGTATTAATCAAGTCTTAGAGGAGGTTAAGAAGGAAGTATCATTACAGGCTATAGACCTCTCAGACCCGAAATTACTTGTTCGTCATCGTGGTCGACCTACAAAGTTAGAGCAAAAAGCTCGTGCCTTGGAGGAGGAACGAAAACAGAAAGAAGCCGAAGTTGAACACCCTTCTTTGTTTGAAGAAGACGAAATGAAGAACGATCCTGTTGCACTTCATACAGTAAGTGGTGCTGCTGGTTATGGTACTTTGTTTCATCTTGATCAGTGGAAATGGTTAATGAGTAAAGATTTGCAAGAGGCTGTTGATACCATTCGTGATTTGCGTTCAAATGCTGCTGCCGCCGCTGAGAAAGCCAAGGCTTTGGCAGAAGCTGGTGTTGAGCCAGATAAGGTTAGTGTTTATGCTAAAGAAGCAGCTAAGAGTACCGAAGCCTATGAGCGTATCTATGAACATGTAGATGATGAGTTAGCTACTGTTTATGTTCGTTTGAAAGAGGATAGTACCTATAAGAAACAGATGCAGAAACGAAAGGTACAAATACCAGAGTTACGCTCTTTGTTGCGCCCTTATTACGACCGACAGCCTGAAGGATTTAAGGAGAAGGTAATTCAAAGTATTATGGATAACGACCCTCGTCAGGCAGCTATTCGTGAGAAGCATAAAGCCTTGAAATGTCGTGTTGATGCAATACGTAAGTATCTTTTACGCACTGATAAGCCTAATACTCCTAAACGTATTCAGACGATGACAGAAAGGATTAAAGAACTGGAGAAACTTATAGGCAAAGCAGAAACAGAGCCTTACTATAAGGTGTTAGAGGCAGCAAAGAATAATCCTTATGTGAAACCTAAAAAGACAAAAGCATAATGAGCAGACCTTCGCAAAATTACCTTGACAAGGTAGAAAAGTGGTTAATGGGTGGTTTAACCCTTGACCGTATGGCAATGACCCTTGATCAGAAATTTCGTGCTAAGTTAGTTTATGAAGCCTATCAAGTATGGTTGCAAGATAAACAGATACGTCCTACCGACCTTATGCGTCGTCTTGCAGCTCGTGAATATCCCATTTTGTTACAGAAGGCTGGTGAGGGAGATGAAGCCGCTTTAGAGGTTGTTCGTCTGCTGAATATCCGTGAAGGGGTACCACGTAGCTTTACAGAAATATCTAATGATGTCTCTGTGTTCAATTGGATTGTTGGGCGTTTTGATACAGGTATAGAACATATAGAGAAGGCAAAAGTCGTTGATGCGTCTGACTGGCTTATTCGTGAAGGAATGAAGATGGGTGATGTCCGTGCGGTAAAGAGTGGTGCAGATATAAAGATGCAACTTAACAACAACTTCAATGAGAAAGAAGATGCTGCCTCTAAAATGCCTACGACAGAGATTAATATTACAGGTGATGTTTCTATTATTAAGAGTGATAGAGTGAACTATACGCCTGAAGAGCGTAAGCGTCTTGCTAAGCGTTTCAATCTTTCTGATAAGGAGTTTACGGATATGATCCAAAATGAAGATGGTACGTGGGAAATGCCAGCAGAAGATACTGAAAAGGAATTTACTCCTGATGTTTTCGACCCGACACAAGAACAACGTCCATTATAAAGACCTAAGATTATGCAACGACGTGACGTATATATGAACCATAAACAGCAGCAGATATTCTATGCGAATGCACGGGATGTCCGTCTTCTTGCTGCTCGTCGATTTGGAAAGACTGATGGCTCTATTGGTCCACGTATTTATTCTGTTAGTATGAGTATGCCACGTGGAACTAATCTTTGGTTGGGCAATAGCCGTAAGCAGCTTTACACAAGAACTGTGCCTGGTACGATAGCGGCTATTGAGCGTTTCTTTGGTTTACGTGAAGGTGAACACTTTGGATGGGGAAGACCGCCACGTTGGGTACCGAAACCTATTCTACAACCTAAGACTTGGGATAACGTGATATGGTTTGCCAATGGTAGTATTTGGCAACTTATCTCTTTGGCTGTCTCAGGTTCGGCAAACAGTATTACCGCAAATTCTATAGTGGCCGATGAGTGCAAGTTTATGTCTAAGTCTAAGATTGACGGAGAGGTTATGCCAGCTCTCTCTGGTATAACGCATCCGCTTGCAGATCCTGCTTTCTCAGAAAGTAATCCTTTGTATAAGTCTACTTTTTTTGCTTCTGATGCGTCTTTAACGGCTAAAGGTAACTGGCTGGAGAAAGAAGAAGATAAACTTGATCTTGAATTGACTGACAGCATATTTAAGGGGAAAACCTATCGTGACATACAAAATGAACTAACACATTATGCTGATAGGGTTATTTACTTCAATGAACTTCTGCGTAATGCAAAAGCAACTGGGCGTGAGGTAATGGTTGTCAGACCTGAAAAGCGTGCTGCTATTCAAGCGTTAGCGGCTCAGGCAATGGCTCATGAAGGACCATTCAAGATTATACCACGTAACTGGAAGAACATTAACAAATCGTTTGTCGATATGCTTATCAATTATAAACTTATCGACCCAGATGATGCCGAAATGCTCTTTAATCACGAGTACTTGATAACTCCTGACGAGCATTTTGAACTTTCAATGCTTCGCAATTCAAAGAAATATTCACGACATATAAATGACCTACGTTGTAATGCTTTTACATTCTATCGTGCATCGACGTTTGATAACATTGACTTGATAGGTGCTGATTATATCGCGAAGATGAAACGTGACTTGCCGCCAGTTGTCTTTGCTATTTCTATTGGAAATATGAAGGCTGTTAAGAGCAATGACGGCTTTTATTCTAATCTTGATATAGAACACGTTCACGGTTACATACCTGATGACTGTCCGGCTATTGAGAACGCTATGCACCTTCGTATAGCAAGTACGGTAAGCGGGGGATGTAAGATAGATACTGAATACGAAACACCCGATTTTAGAGAGCTACAGGAAGTAAAGGATTGTACACTTGATGGTGATGTTATTGAAAACCAACCGCTTTTTATTGCCTTTGACTTCAATGCAAACATAAACTGGGTTGTAGCGGGACAGCTGTATAAGCGTGATGGAGTTGATGCCTTAAACGTGGTATCTTCTATGTTTGTTAAGAATGAACGTAAGTTGCGTGAACTGTTGCAAGACTGGAATAAGTATTACACTCCTCATCGTTCTCATTGTAAGGAGGTGTTTTTCTTCTATGATTCTACAGCTAAATTCAAAGTTTACGCTGTGCAATCTGAAGATTATAAGGACACAATTATAGCCGACCTTACTAAGTATGGTTGGACGGTGCATCCTATAGATATGGGTTCTCCGATGCAACATGAACAGAAATACAAAGAGATTAACGAGTGCCTTGCTGGTGTTGCTTATCCTGCCGTTCGCTTTAATAGAGATAACAACGAGGCTTTGATAGTTGCTTTACAGACAGCCGAGGTTAGTATCGGTTATAAAGGATTTAGAAAAGACAAGTCAGGAGAGAAACTCAGTGAGGAAGCCGATGATGCGGTAAGGCTGGAATACAGAACGGATGGCACAGATGCTTTCGACACATTACTCATTGGTGTTAAGCGTTTTTTATACCGTATGAGTGGAATGTGTTTCCCAAGTGGAACATATACGTAAACTATATTCTTGTGTATTTCAAATGTGTACACTTTCGAGGTACTAAAGTGTACACTTACGTGATATGAAAGTGTACACTTTGGTATCACTGATAAACTTTAAGTAGTTCACCCTTGCTATAGCAAGTGGTTTATAGATTAAGGTTAAGTAGATTATGGGTAAAGACTGGACTGGTAACAGAGTTTCTTTATTTAAGACGATTGGCGCAAGCAACCATTGCGCACATGAACGTCAACAGGACGATTATTATGCAACAGAACCGAAGGCTACAGAGTTGCTTTTGAAGTTAGAACGCTTTGAAGGTCCTATCCTTGAACCTTCATGTGGAGAGGGGCACATATCGAAGGTACTTATAGATGGGGGTTATCAGGTTGTGAGTCGTGACTTAATAGACCGTGGCTATGGCTCTGTTGCCGATTTTCTTTCTAAGGATAACACAGAATGGAATGGCGACATTGTTACCAATCCTCCTTATAAATATGCACAAGAGTTCGTTGAGAAAGCGTTGGAGATAATACCAGAGGGGCATAAGGTTGCAATGTTTCTTAAACTACAATTCTTGGAAGGTAAGCATCGTAGAGTGTTGTTTGATGCTATGCCTCCTAAGCGTGTCTATGTGAGTACGTCACGATTGAAGTGTGCGATGAATGGTGACTTTGATAGTGTTGGCGGCAGTGCTACTGCTTATGCTTGGTTTGTTTGGGAGAAAGGTTTCAGTGGCGACCCTATTATAAAGTGGTTCAATTAAAATCTGTCCTACCTTTATCTTTCGTCTTTCTTACCTTTGTTATAATAAAACATTAAGGATATGCCGTACAAACAACCACAGCAATCGTTTCAGTCTTTGCGCAATTATACAGAGAAATTCTCTTGGATAGAAGAGCGAACTGGACTACGTACGACAGGATATAACCCACCAAAGGGAGCGCAGGATGTACAGCGTGTTCCCTTCTTTGTACGTTTTGTTACTCAGGGTGGACGGCTTGAAGAGGGCAACGTGGTCTGTTTGAAGGTGAATAGACGTAGGCATCAACGAATGATACAGTTTGTTGAAAGTCAAGAGATACGCATCCTTTGTGATTATCTTGTTATTGAAGTCGATGGTATAAGAATTTTAACGCATTAAGGATATGGCTACTAAGATTAAGAGTAAGGGAAACGTAGTCCGAGTTGTCGGCTCGGAGAAGCTAAAGGAGAGAATGGGCTACCTTGAGTCTCAAGGTTATGCTGTGCTTCGTCCTGGAGGTATTAAGTGGAATGATGCTGCTGATGAAACTTGGCACGACTTCTTTTCTAACCAGATGACTGCTGGTGTTGGAGGAGAAAAAGGTGTACGTAAATCCGTACCAACACTCTTTGCCAGCAGCGGTTCAGAACAAGCGGTTTCCGAGGACGTTGGAACGAAAGGGCTTGGATGGATGGAATGGGGTGTAGGCAACAGATTGCCTAATGTCGTCTCTCTACTTTGCGGTATTCTTCCTTACACAGCGGCTGGTTTGAAATTCAACACAGACCTCTGTGCGGGTCTTGGTCCTGAGCCAATGTATCGCTACACACAGTATGTTGGCGGGAATATTACTACGAAAGAAATTCCATATTCAGAGGCAAGTAAACTTATCTCTGGCTTGATCATCGACCGACTTCGTGAGATTAAGAACTTAGAGAATAGTGATTCTTCTGCGTTTGGAACGACTGCTAAGAGTGATAATAAGGCTTTGATTGAACAGCTTAATAAGGAAATTGAAACCTTGAAAGCCGACCTTACTGTGTGGGAAAGAACGGCTCCCGAGGTGGCAGAGTTTCAAGAGCGCAACAATCTTGCACAGACTTATCTTCAGCTTTCTGGTGATACTCAGATGTTGGGAATGTGTTTCCCAGAGTTACAACTCAACTCTCAAGAACTTGATGAGCGTGGAAAACCGGTAAAGACAACGCTTTGGAAACCTAAGGTTGTAGGTATTGGCTACCGTTCAGCACATACTTGCCGTTTGGAGCGTATGGACGACCAGAATAAGATTAATTATGTTTATGTAAGTAATCGTTGGTTAGATCAGCCCGTAGCGTCAGTGCAAGAAGCATCTTCTAAAGTCGTTGCTTATCCTGCTTTGTCTATACAGACCCCATTGGCGGACTTGAAAGCTGCTGTGCGAACGGCACGAGATAAGAATGTCAGTGCCAAGAACCGCCCTACCCGATTCATATTCCCTTCAAGTTATCCGACTGTAGGTCGTCCTTACTATCCGTCTCCAGCATGGCATAGTGTCTTTGTTGGTGATGTGTATGAGTATATTGCGACTATCATCTCTGACCGTTTCAACCGTCGTAAAAATAGTAATGTTATTGGTCGAGTGATTTATATTCACAACGACTATATGCAGCAACTCTTCATTCAAGCACAGGCACAGAGTGATGCTGATAAACAGAATGAGATACGTGATAAGTTGTATAAGGACATCAATACGTGGCTTAGTAATCGAGACAATAGCGGTCAGTCTCTCCTTGCCTTCACCTTTATGGGTACTGATGGTAAAGAGCATAAGAGCTTTGAAATCGTAGAGGTTGAGAGCAGTAGTAAGTCGGTCGCTGATGCGAATGAAAAGGAAACAGCCGAGGTGGCAAGTATCATCTTTATGGCTATGGGACTTGATGCGAAACTGCTTGGCTCTACCCCACTCTCCCTTGTTGGTCAGAGTAGTGGTACTGACTTGCGCATCCGTTTTGGTGTGAAACAAGTTCAGATGGCACCGACACAAAAGATAATGCTAAAGAGCCTTGAGGTGGCGAGCCGTTTTAATGAATGGGATAAGCATCTCGTTTGGCGTATCAATCGTGAGGTGCTTACCACGCTTGATAGTAGTAAAACTGGTATTACCCAAAAAGAAGAGGAGGCATAAACTATGTTGATAACAACGACTAATGAACTTAGGCTTTATTCGCCTGCAAACGCAATAGATGCTATAGAAACTCTGACGGGTTTCATAGATAGTAGCGAGCACGATTTCCTTGAGGAAAAGTTAGGAAAGGAATTGTTCGTGCTGTTGCAGAAGTATTACCGTGGTATTGGTGAAGCGGGCATTATGACCTTAATTGAAAGTATTCAACGTAATGAAACGCTTTTACCCTATTCACAGTTACTAATGTTGGCTCAGCGTTGTGTCTGCTTTGATGCCTTGGGTAGAGCTATTGATATGCAGGCTATCAGCGTGAATGGTTCGGGCGTGAACGTGGCAACTTCTGACGATTATGGTAAGGCTGATAAAGATGCTATCAGTGCATACAAACAGACTTGTTATAAGGAATCTCATTCGGCTGTAAACCGCTTGCTCATTGTACTTGAAGAGTGGATGCGTGAGGTTGCGTCTGTTACTGGAGAAGGCAAAGACACTGATGAGTACCGAGAGAAAAAGGAAATTACAGATGCTTGGCAGAAAAGTCGATATTTCTTCCTTGTTGGCTCTCTGTTGATTCCTTCAGCACAGGTGCTGCAAGAGTACGTGAACATATATGACAATCGTGAGAAGTATATTACACTTTTGCCTGATTTGCGTTATATCCAAGAGGATATTCTTGCACCAGTTGTAGGTGAAGAATTGTTGGATTTCCTTACAGACAATGCTATTAAAGGTACAAAAGATAAGAAACTCGCAAGGCTTATTCATCGCTTACGTAAGGCGATGGTAAAGCATCTTATTGCAAGAACAAACTTCTTGAAGCTGTCTGCTCCTGACCTTGCTACCGTTCATAATGAAGCCGTCTTAATGGTGAATAATTGCGTCGATTATATACGTATGTATCAGTCAGACTTTCTCAGCTTAGCCAAGGATGCTATGGAAGCCTCGCCTATCTATGACGCTTCAGAAAATAAGGTTCGTGAACCATACGAACCGACATTTAAGAACAATGAGGATGGGAATGTAATGTTTGTTATACCAGCTTTGAGTTAAATATGTTTGAAGAAAAACGACACATTGACCTTCGTCTTCCACGTTCTTGGAACGACTGTTCAACGGAGGATCTCCGTACTGTTGCACGTGTTTTGATGTCCTGTGCTTCAAAAGCAACACGCTACAAACCTTTTTCCTTGAAGGAAGTAAAGATAGCTCTCTTCTTTGCCTTTACAGGTCTTGAAATTGTAGAGCCTATTAATCCTCGTGTTGACGTAGAACGGCAATATTATGTGGTACACTTTCGTGATAAATCTTTCAGTTGGTTGCATCGTGCTTTTCGTTGGTGTCGTAAACGGCTGACAGGTGAAGACCCGTCTGTATTTAACCTTTATCTTTGGCAAATATCCTCTTGGATTGAACCAGAGAAAGACTTGAATAGTGGACGGATTATTCGTGCAGGTCTGCTTGATTGGTTGGACTGTGAAGGGAATAATCACCTTTTTGTTTTTCCATTCCAAGAGATAAAACGTAGACGTTCTTGGTGGCGACGTAAACGTGTCTTTCGTGGTCCTGAAACGTTAATGCAAGACTTTACTTGGCAGCGTTACCGTTTTGTTCAGGATTATATGGAGCATTATGTTACGCAACAAAACCTATTGCTTCAGATGCAGGAAAAGGGTGATCAAGTCAGTGATAGGGACTTGATGAAACAAGAAAAGGCTACGGATCTTGCTCGTGCTTGTTTCTTAGCGGTCCTGTATAAGGCTAAAATTCGTGTTGTTGAAGATAAAACACAACGTATTCGTGTTGACTTTGAATATCAGAGTAATCAAGTTACAGACTATGCGCCTTACTTTAGGAACTTTCCTGAAGAAGATTGGCAGGTTATTCGCTTTTGGTGGGAAGGTATGATGTTCTATTTGCAAACAGAATACCCTCGTTGCTTTAAGCGTCAAGCTGTGAAAGGGCAGCCAAAGCAAAATAATCCTCTTGAACTCTATACACGTACAACGGCAACTATGCAAAAGTATCTTGGTTTAGATGAGACGGAGGTTAATAATCAGTTCTTCCAACTTGTATTGCAGCACATGGATAATATGGCTAAAGAGAATGATGAACTTGAAAGGATAAAGGGTAGTTAATGGTATTTATATCGTAGCTTTATGTTTATATATTGGTAGTGTTGCCTTCATTGTCCGTGATGGATAGTGAAGGCTTTTTAAATTACTTTTGTCCCATAGTCTCTTGTTTTGTTTCCTATCTTTGCTATATAAATGATTTGATTATGGCAAATATTGATGCTAAGTTTGAACGATTTAAGAAGCTCTGTACAGATATTCTTTCTCAGAGTGGAAATTGTAAGGAGAGTCAAGCCGACATGGCAGCAGCTAATACAGTACCAGAGATGGTAGCTGTATGGCTTAAGTATTGGCATGGACTTATTACAGAAGTTCCACAACAGACTATCACCGCTCTTTTTGAGGTTTATGATGATTATAAAGACGAGATAAATGCTGCTGGTGTTTATTTTAACGAGAGCACTGATAAAGGTGAAGTTCTTGTTGGAGACTGTCCTAACGTCTTAAAGTTTAGAGATAAGGCTAAGGTTTATGTACTTGGTAAAGCTGAAGTTTGTGCTTATGATCATGTCTATGTTTATGCGAATAATGAAGAAGCAAAGATTTTATTGAATGATTACTCTCGTGGTAATATTCATAAAAGTACAGTCCATGCTTGTGATTGGTCCTCTGTTATTACAGATTCTAAAAAGGTTTTTTGTTCTGATGCTGCTACGGTTGACATTACTGGTGGGGTTGTTTATGATGATGGTCATCGTGAGATAAATGCTTATAAAGGCACTGTTGTTTATTCAGACTTAAAGAAAGCTATCCTTTTGGATAATACATCTAAATTATTAAAGAAAAATAGTTAATGAAATCACACGTTACTATAAAGACAAAAAGGAAATCGCTTGTTCTTCCTGACGACTTTACGCTTGATATTGATGATCAGAACCCTCTGTTTAACGAAACAGAAATGTTCTCCTACCCTGTCAACATACCTTTGATAGGTAATCGTTTCCTTGTAGGTAATGTTGATAGCGCAATAAGTGATATTCGTCCGGTTCAGTTGGAGCATACCCCTATGCGTATTCTTGTTGATGGTCTTCCCTTCCGTAGTGGTACTGCTGTCCTTGCCGATGATGACGAGGTAGAAGATGGTGTGTCTATGAATATAGCTTCTTCTTCGCAAAGTTTCGATAGCCTTATCGGGGATTTGTCTTGCCAAGACATACCCGTGAAGGATAAAATTCAGATTGGAGAGAAGATTGGTAATCTTGTTAGTGAAGTTACATATTCTTTTAAAGCGAAGATTACCCACAAAGGTAAGAAGGGCAGAAAGTTGTACACTTCTGATAAAGATGGTATTGCTAATGGTACATTTGAACCACAGGCATTAGGTTTCTCTTATCCAGGTGTATGTGTAGTTTCTGGTAATAAAGAAAAGGCAGAGAGAAAGACAACCTTATCCTATCCTAATAAGAACTCTGTTACTGTTCCAAAGGTTAAAACAAGTTTTATAAATGTCTCAGAGGCTTATCCTACAAAGCCTTATTGTAATGCTCGTGTTTGTTATAAGCATTTAGGACTGAATGATGATGGAACAACAAGCGATAGCGTTATTGCGCCCAAAGACGCTACCAATACGAATGAGGATGCATATCCTTATTGGGTCTTGGATGCTGACCGTCCGCAGTCAGGTATTTGTTTCTATGTGCTTTACTTTCTTGATTGCTTGTTTGAACATTTAGGAGTGTCGTTTGATAAGAGTTCATTAACAGAAATCGGTGATTTCAATCGACTTTGTTTCTTTACCACTCATTGCAAGTATGATACTGTTCCTATTCATGGAGAAGGCGAGAAAACGTATATCTGGAAAAAGAGTGTTATAAAAGATTCTAAGGACCGTGTTATTGAGTCTACCGACACTCTTTGTCTGGGTTCTTTATTGTTAAAGGCGAATAGTATAACAAAGATTGATGAGTTTTATTACTTTTCTGATTCTCAATCTGAAATGCCTGTCATTCCTCTATCTGAAACTGAATTGAATGGTTGGGATACCACTCCATCCAAAGCTACGGAGGAAAATCCTTATGTATGGAATGTGGAAATATTTACATACGCAGATGGCACAAAAACAGTTGGTATCCCACATTTTGTTTGTACGTACAAACAAAAAACTATTGCGTCTATTGAGCATCAATATGCACCAAGTGATAATACTGTGACATCTCCTGTTAAAAAATGGGCTACTACACCTCCGCAACATGAGAATGCTAATCCTTTCTTCACAAATATAGATGATATAAACGAGTGGTTGGATAGTCGTGGTTGCGGTGGTAGATTAAAGTTTGAGGATGAAGGTTCTAAGGACGTTTCCAGTTTTACTGTTCGTTACGGTGATAATGGTGAATCTATGACCTTCTCTGTTGGTGATGACTCTATTCAATCAATCTCTATTGAGTCAAAGGCTAAGACACATAAAGTATCTGGTAATATTCTCGCTATGTACGCAAATAGTGAGAATTTCCCAAAGGAGAGTGTTAGTACAGTCATTAAGTCTTTAGAGAACAGTTTTGGCATTAAGTTCTATTATGATTATGAGCAGAAGAAGGTAACGGCTTATTTGCTTCGTAAAGTCTTTCGTGATCAGGCGCAACCGATAGACCTTCCTTGTAAGGTTATTTCTATGCGTAAGGTTAATGAGAAAATCACAGGTGTCCGTATGTGTTATTCAGCAGAGAGTGATACAAAGGAACAACGACAGAATATCAAACAGAATAAGAAAGACTATAATACTGATTACGACTATATTGAATATCCACGTTCAAGAACTGTGACTAACAAAATCTATGGTCAGATTTTCAAGGCTTTGTCATCCTCTGATATGAACGTTTATGTTGATAAAACAACAGGTAATGCTTATCGTGTAAAGGTAGATAGTGAAGCTAAGGATGCTAACTCTTTACATCCTGCTTTATTTGAGGTTGGTGCTTTCAAAGGCGTTGAGTTAGGCAATTGCTCTAAGATGAATGAAGACTATGTTCAGGAGTTTAGTAGTGAGTTTACCCCGATGGTTTTTAATGATGTAAACTATCAGAATGAAATCGCTCTTGCCTCTGGTTCTGCTACTGGCGTCGATGAAAAAGGACAACGTGGTTCTGTTTCAAACATCAATGCAAAGCGTAGGCAGCCTATTTTATCGGCTTTCATAGATGAGGAAATGGAGCACGAGTTTGTCTTACAGAAAATTCGTAATCTATTGTCTACTTCTTGGGCAGATTTCTATCTGACAGAGGAACTCCGATTGCGTGAGAGTTACGACACTACTAAAACTGATGATGGCAACTCTCCCTTGCAATCGCACGACTGGGGACTTTCTATTGCTATTATGCGTGGTGGTGGTATTGACTCGACAATTGAAAAATATTCTTTCGATTATGATGGATTTGGAAACAGTAAATGGCGAACCGTGGCAGGTCAATATGCTCTAACTTCCGACTCTATTGATATGATGGGTAACGAGTTTGATTATAATGGTGTGCAGCCTGGTGTTGGTAATGAAGAGAGATTCTCACTGAAGATTCGAGCTTTCAAACAGCCGGACTGGTCGCCTGTGCCTCTGTGTAATCCTGATGTTATGAACGAGAATGGAACAGTTGAGACTAAGATTCGTACACGTGGATTGTTTGATACTTTTATGTCGGAGTTTGCTTATTTCCTTCTTAATCGAAAGAAATATCGCATCCGTTTGTTAGCTACTCCTGCGGCTATTGCTGATATTCCGAACCATTGGCTTCAGCGTTATCGTATTAATGGGGTTACTGGTTATATAAATAAGGTGTCTTACTCTCTTTCAGCGAAAGAGGGTCTAAAGGATATTGAAATAGAATTTTACGCATTATGATTATGAAGAGAGAGGTTGAATATTTTATTTACAGCTACTTGAACCGATTGTCTGGTCCTAAGTACTTGTTGGATTATAGAACTGATTTGACAAAAGACCTTGGGTTATCCAGTATGGATCTTTTGCAAATCGTGATGGACGTTGAGACTCGTTTTAACATCTTTATTGACCCGTCTCGATTCCAACAGGACCGTTCTATTGGAACTATTGTTAATGTTATTACAAACATAATTAGAGAACAACATGGCTTCTAATCTCGTCTTAAAATCTGGCTCACCGCACATTGGTTCGCCTATTACTTATAAGGTAACGGCTGCTTCGCTCACGGGTATCATTTCTTTCCATAGGGTTGTCGTAAAGGTGAAGGCAGCTCTTAGCACTGATACTGATTGGACTATTACGCAGGTTTCTACTCCTGTTAATGAAGGCGAAATCGTTGAGTTAGATATTTCTTCTGCTCTTCAGGCTGTTGCCGACCGCTATCAGTACGAACCTATCCCGCCTACGGCTTATCCGTTCGTGAAATATTCGCTTTCTGCCTATGATGAGTATATGCAAAATGGTGAGGTTCATCAGACGGAGGAAATAAGTAATGAAGGTGGTAATGCTCTCTTTGGTGCTAAGACCGACTTAGAAAGGCTCTTTAGTGATGGGAATAGTACTGCACAACATTTCTCTCGAAAACCTAAGTCTGAGTATGAAATTGTTTCCGTTGGAGAGTCTGTTGTTGTTCCTCAGTCTTTTCCTGCTCCTGTGTCGTTGGGTAATGTAACGACTGGCCCATCTTCTGCTGTCTTCCCTGTAACAATAGCTGGTATGCAAACGATAGGCGGACGTGATTTCTACGCCTTGAATAATTCTTCGCCTGATCGTCTTGAGTTTCGCTTTGTGAATGGCTTGGGATGTCTTGAGAGCATATCTCTTCTTTCGCTTCGTTCGGTAGAGATGAATATTACAAGTGAGACTTATATTCGGTCTGTTCAGGAAACATTTGGTAACTTTTCACGTGGCTTAATTACAAAACAGAATGATTATGAAACGTGGAAACTATCAAGTGGATCTGTCAGTCCCGCAATGCAAGCGTGGTTTCTTCATGAGTTCCTTATGACTTCGGCAGCTTGGATAAAGGTAGGAGCTGTGTTTATCCCTTGTCATATCGTACCAGAAGAAACTGTGACGGGTGTCAATCGTGCAGATGGTTCTATGCGTGAGGTTCATTTCTCGGTACAGTTTGATATTAATGGTTCGCCTGAATTTAGTTGAATAGGGTAAGTATCCTCTCCTACCCTATTTAGGCTTAATACGTAAAGTATATACTTTAGCATCATAAGGTATATACTTTATTGCGTTAAAGTATATACTTTACGTTTTGTGGGTATATTCACTCCTCTTTTTATTAATCTTATTATGTCTGTCCCTAAATAATTCTGTCCCACACATTCCTTATGTCAATTTTATCTTTGCATAAAACAATGATAAAATATGACAGAAGCAAGCGCAAGTAATTATTGGATTAGTTCCACGGCTTTGAGTATAACGCTTAATGCTATGGGTGATGCTGACTATATTCAGGCAAATGTAGCCAGTGGTGCTATGATAATGTGTTATATGCGTAACATAGACGGATTAGGCTATGATGCAGGACATAACTATCGTCGTTGGAGTTTGATAGCCAACCCAACTTATTTTAATTCTACGACCGAGAAATATGTCTATGCTGCTATCCCTCGCAAGCAGCAAGAGAATGGCACGGCATTGATTGTATTTCCTTCTGAACGTGTTGATATTTATGGTAAGTCAGCGACCGAAGTTCAGCTTGGCTCTGAAGATTATTATTACATCTTCCTCGGTGGTGTTATCAGTCCATCGGTTGTTGGCGGTGTGTTGCAAAACAGAACGTGGACACAACGCGTTGATACCGGTAAATTGGCTTCTGACGAAGCTATCGCTGCTGGCGGTGATAATACTTGGTGGATATACAATGCTGTTGATGACACGGTGACTTTCTTGAAGGCTATTGTTCGTGCCGCGTTCGATAATATCGAGGCTAAGTATGCGACCGTGAAGAACCTTATTCTCGGTGGAGAAACTTTGACGGGTATAGCTAATGATGAAACTCCCAAAAACTCTCGTGTCGACGTGGTTACGCCTGACTATCTTTTTGGTAATTCTGATGCTCGATATGTCCGTAAGGATATTGATGATAGGGTTTCTTCTATACTTACTTTTCTTAATGGCGTTCACTTTGGCGATGACTTTGAGAAAGATCTTCATGGTGCTGGCATTTATCGAGACGAACAAGGAAGTTGGCATATTGACACGGATTACATTCACGCACGAAAGAAACTCACAGCCGAAGAGGTGGAGGTGATGAAGACATCTCACATTAAAGGTAAGGTAGTCAATTCGGCTGGTGGCTTTGTTATCTCACGAATAGAGAAAATTGATGGTCGTTGGCGGTGTTATTTTGTTCAGCAGGATAGTGAAGGTCGTAGGGTGTATAATTCCATGCGTAAGGACGACTTGGCTCTTTGCGAAACATTCAACCTCATTGACAATAACGGACAAACAGCTAATCACTACTGGCATCGTAGGGTCATTGATGTTGGAACTGACTATGTCGACATTGCAGATAACACGAAGGCAGAGAACTACGCAAGTGGCAGCGACGTTCCACAAGTGGGTGATGAGGTTGTACAATTAGGTCATCTCACAGATGAAGAGCGTCAGAGTGCTATTATACAGTCAGCTGCTGGCGAAGGTGCGCCTTACTTTAAAATTATAAAGGGTATCAATTCTTTTATCCTCCCTCCTCCTATCTTCTTATTTGATAAGCAGAACTTCGAGATACGTGTCGAGAATCCTGCTAAAAGTGGCGAATATATCCCCTTGCAAGCCTTCTTAGATTCTATGCAGGGGCGCATTAATTCTGTTCAGCAGCAGGCGGACAAGCAGCTTGTTATTTGGTTTGGTGATGCCGTTCCAACGCTCACCACTGAACCTGCTAACGAGTGGGCGGACGACACAACGAAGGAATTGCACGTGCATGATATCTACTACAATCGCTCATACGTTGAGACAGGTGGAGGTCGTGCTTATTCTTTCGAGCGCAACCCTGATGGCTCATACTCTTGGCATGAGATAACGGATGCTGATGTTCTCAAATCATTAGAAGCAGCAAAGCGAGCACAGGACACAGCAGACGGTAAGCGTAGGATGTTCGTGCAAGAGCAGCCTGTTCCTCCTTACGATAAGGGCGACCAGTGGAGTAATGCTACTTATAAAGATAAGTATAAAAACGACTTGCTTGTTTGTGTTCGTCCGAAAGCGACTGGTGAGCCTTTCGATATTGAAGATTGGCAATCAGCTCAGCATTATACCACAAAGCAGTTTGAAGCAGAGTTTAATGTTGATGGTAAATTAATCTCTGCCGTTGTGACTGACTTGCGAACAGGTCTTAAGCGTGTCGGATTCACTCTTGATGGTGAGAATAGTACCTTTGACATTGTCGCAGACACATTCAAGGTCACAACTACAACGGGCAAAGTTCCATTCTTTACCAGTGGGGAAAAGCTAAATGCTTATTTTATTGATGCAAAGTCAATAGTCGCTAAAGGCATCAAGGCTCAGACTATCGATGCGGGAGGAGCTACTTTTCAAAATCTCACCGTTACTGGTGATAGTACATTTGAGGGTACACTCAAAGGCACAAGTGGCTCGTTTACTTCGTTAGATTGCCTTGACGGTACTAATAAGGTTGGTGGCATTAAATTCGGGACTATGGGAAATAAAGGCTATATGGCTTTTACAGGTGATTTTGGAATGTTGGGCGAAACAACGGGTGACATTCGTAAGCGTTTCCATAATTTTTATGCAACCAATATTTATTGTAATAGTCAGTTCGGACATAAGTCAAGAGTCTGTGCGGTTATAAGGGACGATGAAATGATTCTCTATAATGATGGGCATATTGACTCAAGGGGTATTCATATAACGTTAACTTTTGGGTTTAAATATATAAATGGTCGTCAGACCAGTTATTATAAAATTCCAATGTACTCTCCTGGCTTCGGTGGTGAAAATGGAGAGGTGAGCGATATTGATAATGATAATCCAAATGCTCAAAAGGGTACGCAGACCTATCTTGATGAACTTCCAGTAGGCGTCCCTATTGATGTTGTGATATTTAACTGTACACGAGACTGCGTTTATGACTTTATTGGTATTGGATATGGCAAGCAGTGGACGGTTATTAATGGAAATGATAAGGTGGCAGTTACAATCTGTCGTCATGGAGGGGCATTCCGATTAGAGGGAGGAATGAATTTAACTTGTTGTTATGTTAATCCAAACTGGCTTTCTCCACAGACTGTTCAGAACAATACCCCTGGTGCTGGTGTGTTCATAAGCCCTGCATCTGATATAGACTGGTAGCAACATTATTAATTTAAAATAAAATAATATGAAAAAACTTTTAGATTGTATTTACAGGGTTTTCGAGAAGTTCGCTGCTATTGGTAGCGACAAGTACTTACACCTCATTGCAGGTCTTATCGTAGCATTCGTGCTTGGTAGACTGTTTGCTAACGTTGAAGCGTGGGCGTATCCTGCTATTGTTGGTGTGTTGCTGCTAATGGTGGCAAAAGAGTGTGTTGATTATTACCTTCGCAAAGAGCAGTTTGACTTTAAGGATATAGCTGCTGGGTTGGTGGGTTCAGTTATTGGAGTCTTAATGTGTCTGTTATGAATTATTTAGAACAGTTTAAATTTGTAATGTGTAGTGTCATCAGCGGAATGCTGAGCTTATTCTTTCCCATACGGGATTTTATGTATGCTATGCTTGTTGTCTTCGGAGTCAACTATATCTTCGGATTAGTTGCAGGACTGAAACATGGCGAGGAGTGGAACTTGAAAAAGTCAATGGTGTTCTTCTATCATTGTTGTTTATTCTTCGTAATGTCAGCTTCTATCTTCATTACAGGCTATTTCCTCCACGCTGGGGAAGAGACACTCGGAGTTGTAAAGGCATTGTGCGGTGTGGCTATCTGGTTTTACTCGACAAACATTGTCCGAAATTGGAGGATGATGCTCATTGAGGATACTACCATGTGGAAAGTAGCCGGCTTTGTATATTACGTTCTGACACTGAAAGCGATAGACAAAGTGCCGTTCCTTAGTGAGTATCTTAAGAGTTCGCACGTTAATGTAGATGATGATAAACCAAAGTTTGATTAGTTATGGCAAATTTCTCAATAGCGGAGCTGGTTCAGTCCAGCACCGCTGAACAACTCAAGATAAATAATAACCCTCCTTCTATTGTGAAGG